GTACCGAGCAGCAGGTTGTTGTCGTGGTTGTAGCGGGCCACGACGTCCGGCCAGTTCAGCGACCGGGAGCGGTTGAACGCACCCGGGGCGATCTGCTCACGGAACCCGCCAAGGTTCTGGCTGGCTCGGTCGAACTTCGCGGCGTAACCGCCGATGGTGCGCTTGTCGGTGCCGGCGCGGACTTCCACCCGAACCGACGTAAAGCGCCGCTCTGCGTCGCTCATGATGGATCCCCTTCTCGGTTGACCGGTGCCGCCGTCGGGGCGGGCACGTTGTAGAAATCTCCGCCAGGCACGGGCGGGTCGTCATCCAGGGCCCGCGCCTCGTTGACCGACATGCGGCCGTCCTTGAGCTTCGCGCCGACGACCTCGGTTCGCGTCTTGATGTCGGTGCGGATCGTGGCGTCGGTGTTGAGCTTGATGTACTGCCTGCTCGGCAGGACACGGTTGATCGCCCGCTCGAATCGCTCGATGTACGGCCGCATGTCCGCCGCGCGTCGGATCTGCCGGGACTCCTCGGTGCTGTACGTCAGCGACCCACCAGGCGGCGGTCCGCCGACCTCGGTCGAGTCGATGCCGTAGATCGCGGCAGTCTGGACGGCCGACAGCTCGAGAATCTTGATGAACTCCGCGTGGTTAGGCGGGATCGACACCGACGACCAATCCCAGTCAGACCCGGTGACGAGCGGCTCACCCCTGCGCAAGGAGGCCATCAGCCGTTCCTTGATCACGTCCGCCGCGCCCGGCTGCAGGGTCTTCTCCGTGTTCTTCAGGATGCTCGGAGGGTTGCCGCCGCCGCGCTTGATGTCGGCGTACTCCTGCGCGGACAGTCCAGCGCCGATCATCTCGGCGAAGTGCTCCAGCGGCGACAATCCCAGCACCTTGCCCGGAGGAACGATCCACGGGATGTGCAGGATGTTGGACGACCCCACCTCATGGCCGAACACGTACCACTTGCGCGAGGTCTCGTTGAAGCTCCAGTCACCCGGAGCCAGCCACGACACCGCCGTCGGGAATCCGAACCCGTCGGTCTCCGTGATCCACCCGACCGCATTGCCGCGGGTGACGACACCGTAGAACGCCTGCCCGAGCCAGTTCACCAGACCTGGCCGGCCAGGAGCGTCCAGCCCAGAGATCAGCGCGGGCGGCCTCATCTCGATCCGGTCAGAACCCACCTTGCGGTAGGAGTCCACCGGGAGAGTCGAGGAGAAGTTGACGATGTGTCGGATGGCCGAGAAAACCGGCACCAGGTGCGTCGCGCCCTCAGGAGTTACCTGGCGGCTCGCCGGATCGACAGGAACCCACGACTCCATCAGCCGCTGCTCCGTCTTCCCGAAGAAGAGGCTCACGAGCGAGACGCCTTCCACGAGGCGACCAGTGCGGCCACGCCTACCACCAGGAGCGGCAGCGGCGGCCAGCACACGAAGGCGAACCCGGCCAGGAGGGTCACGCCGAGGAGGTCGAGCACGTCAGTCTTGGACATCAGGTTCCTCCTCATCCGATCGAGTCGAGCACGTCGTATTCGATGATCTGGCCGGCGCCCCACTCGGCGAGCGAGGCAGCCTCAACCATGTCCGCGCCGTCGCCACCCCACAGGAACCGGCCACCGGACATCCGCTTGATCACGGAGCGGGCCGCATCGTTCAGCTCCGGGGAGTCGTTGTGGAACAGGCTGTGGTTCTCCGTGATGCCGTCGTACACCGCGGCGCACGAATCCTTGAGATCGGACATGCCCGCGACGAGCAGCCGGTCACCGAGACGCTCACGCAACGGCTCGACCAGATCGGCACCCGGGCCATGGCCCGCGATCGCAACCCGGATCCCGTGGCGGTCTGCCATGGCGCACGCCTCGTCGACCGTCCACGATGCGCCCGGACGGCGAGCGCTCTTGTTTGGGTCCGACGTCGCCGGGAACATCACCCGTACCGCGTCGTCGCCGTAGTCGCCCACCGCTGCGATAGACGAGTGCGACCGCTCCGGCTCGACCGCGATACCCAGGCACCGCGGCGTCGGCATCTTCGCGTCCGGAATCCCCTGACGCGCCCAGTGTGGGCCGAACACCCGCGCCGACTCCTCCAGCGGCGGGTCCTCCCACCACACCAGGAACTCCCGGGCGAACTCCGCCGGCGGCATCGACTGACGCAGGGACCGGATCGTCTCGCGCTGCACCCGAGTGTCGAGCGCCGTCATGATGCGCTTCCAACGATCCTCGTCGTCCAGCGCGCACCCGACCGCCGTCTTCGCGTGGTCGCAGTCCTTCGACGCGCACCCGGCGTCCGGATTCTTCGGCGTCGGGCCGAGCTCGTCGCTGTACTCGATGTAGAACTGGTTCGCCGTCAGCTTCGCGCGGCCCCGGTCGCGCGAATCGCGCAACGCGTCCGACTCCAGGAGGCCCGCCGACGACGCCGCGACAACCTGCGGTTCGGGCTGAGCAGTCAGCACCGGGTACAGCGACCCGATCATCGATGGCGTCACCGCGAAGTACTCGTCCAGGACCACCTTCGAGCCCGCCAGGCCGCGACCGCCGGTACGCATCCGCGCCCGGTACTTCAGCCGGCGATCCCCCGTCAGCTCTATCGCCCAGCGACCGTTACCCGTCGTGATCCCCTGGCGCTCGCCACGGGTCGGAACCAGATGCCGCGAGAGGAACGGGTTCGACTCGATCAGCTCCGCCGTCTCGCGGAAGGTCTCCTCCGTCGTCGACAACTCGTGCGCCGAGTGGATGATCAGTCGCTGCTTGGTCACGTACAGCCAGCCCAGCTCGATCATCTTCAGCACGCCGGTCTTGAAGTTCTGGCGCGGCCCGATGATGTCGATCGCGAACGCCGCGGGCTTCCCGTCCGCGCGAATCGCGAACGTCGCATCCAGAATCAGTTCCTGCTCCGGGTCGGGCGCGTACCCCGCCCGTGCGCAGATGTCCGCGACCTCCGGGCCGAACGTCTCCACGTACACCGGCACATGGAGGTACGTCGGCTCAAGCCTTCGCCGCGCGAGCACGCTCACGCTTCCTCGCAACCGCGTCGTCAGCGTCGGCCAGCGGATCGTCCGCAACCTTGTTCCCCGCAGCGATGTTCGCCATCAGGCGGGAGTGCTCCTTCGAGAGCGTGGCCAGCTCCGAGCCATCACCCCGAGCCATGCCCTTCGCGATGATCAGAGCCTGCTCACCCAGCATCGTGCCAAGGGCTCCGAGCCGATCAAGCTCACGTTCCGTCGCAGCGACCAGGCCAGCCGTGGAGTCGTCATCGGGCACCTCACACCTCCAACGATCTGCCGGGGAGAGATGCGGAAAAGAGTGCGGGGTGTTCTGGCTCGGCGCGTCTCTAAAAACTCGACGCTCCCACCCCGCCAGCCGTCCCCATCCGCCGGGGTTCAGCGCAGCAGGTGCACAGCGAACCATTCGACCGCCGCGGCACCGAGTACGGGGTGCTGTCGCAGGATGGTGGAGAGCGTTGGTGCTCGCCGCGTGGTGAGCGCGAAGAGCTCGTATGCGGATAGCACGATGCCGATAGCGTTGTCAGCCCTCATGGTCGCCTCACAGGGTCCATCTGCGGATGGTGCGCTGCTTGCGGCCCGAGGTTGCGCGGTTCTCGGCTCGGTGTTCAGGGCCGCGCCAGATGTTCGGGTCTTCGTCGTCGTGTCCGCCGTCGAATGGCTCGTCCGGCGCGATGGGTTCACCGCATCGCCAGCAGTCGATGCCACCTGCTGCTACCAGGTTCGCCCAGTGAGCGACCACTGCTTGCCAATGACCGCAGTACCTGTTCTTGCAGCGGCAGGCCTTGCGCATGGGGGGCAGTATCACGGTCAGCCCCCTCGATGCCGGGGGTGCCCTGGTCTCGTACTGCCCCGGGTACGACGAAGGCCCGCCCTCATTGATGAGACCGGGCCTATCGACATGGACTGCGACGATGCCTGAAGGCTACAGGACAAGGGCGCGCCGTGCACGCGACACGCAGTATGCTGTGCCTCTCAGCCCTCGGTCCATACGTGGTAGAACGAGATCGAGTGGGAGCCACGACAGACACGCTCGGGGCGATCCCGCCGACACCCGCAGTACGTGCAGCGGGGTGTCGTGAAGTGGGCCACGATCGCGCGCCAGAGAGCCTTCATGGCCGCCTCATCTTCCGGCCGCCCCACTCGACCATCCGCACGAACGGCCTCGCCATAACGGCCACGAAGGTATGCCATTCCTGGTGCAGTTCGCGTGCCTGCTCGGGAGTCGACGTCATCGAGTGCCGGCTGACCATCTGCCACCACGGGAACGGTCCGTACTCCCAGCACCTGGGACACCCGTCCGTCGTGGTCCAGTCCGTCTCGTCTCCGGTCGGCTTCCACCACCCACGGCGGGTGACCATCAGGAACACGATGACCAGGCACATCTTCGACCCCACGTACTGGTGCCCCGCCCCCGACGGCAACGGGCACGCAACGATCGCTGGATCAGGTCCGTCGCCACCCGGTCGGCATCGGCCAGATCCTTGGCTGCCAGTTCCACGATCGCCCGCTTGGCCGCGACGTCGGCCAGCATCAACCGGGCAAGGGGTTTGCCATGCAGCAGGTCTACTACCTGCCGCGCGCCCACTACGCGCCAGTCGTGCTCGTCCTCGTCGAGCCGCGCCGTCAGGAACTCGGTGATGGTCACGTGTCCTCCCCGTTCAGCGTCGCGCGGTACGTGGCCATCTGCTCCGGCGTGGGCTTGACCCGGTCAGTGTGCGTGACAGCCTCGCCGTAGTCGTCGCGCTTCACCTTGCCGTTCTCGTCGAACTCGGCAATCTCCAGTTCGAGAGTGTCCCCGTCCCAGTCGAGCAGGCCGTCACCGCGCGTGTCCCGCACGACGCCCGGGTCGTACCCGAGCACTTCCAGCAGCGCGCACGAACGCTTACGGTTCGCCTCGCTTACGGTTCGATGCCTCATGCGAGTGCCCTCACGATCGCGCCGACGCCAGCCCCGAGCACGCCGCCGACGAGCGTGCCGATCGCGCCTGCCATCCAGTCTCGACGCCGGTTCCAGTGCCGTTCGGCCTTCACCTGCTGCCGGGCGGTGAGTTCGAGCCATTCCTCAGGGGTGATCTCGACGGCACCCTCGGGCAGTTCATGACTCATGCGCTCATCATCCTCTCGTCTTTCGTCAGGTCGTACCGCTCGGCGAGCTCGTACGCATCTGCAAATCGGAACAGGTCCGGGTCGACGACCACGGGCACGATCCGCCCGCGCTGCACCCACCGGTCCAGCGTGTTGGGCTTCACGGTCCGCTTGACGACGTGCAGCGCCGAGACCATCTCCGACCGCGTCATCAGCCGCTCGTCGAACGCCACCCGCATGATCGCCCGCCACTCGGCCGGCCCCACCACCCGCCCGCACACCCGGCACACTGCATCCGTCATCCCGTCGCGCTGGTAGATCTCCCCGGGGCACTCGTCGGCCGGACAGGGCCCTTGCCAATGCGGGGGCAGGTGCTGGGCCAGGGTGCCCGACACCATGCGACGCATCTCGTGGGCGTCGTCGCAGAAGTCCAGGGCCATGCGCTCGCCCGACCGGCTGGTGAAGTGCCCGTACCGCCGCGCCACTTGGTCCATCAGCCCTGGCATGGTCGAGGTCGTCGGCGCCCAGTCGTCGGTCTCCTCAAGCAGCACCCGGGCGTAGAAGCGCAACTTGTCCTCGATCTGCCGCATGGTGTCGCTCACCCCGACGTCGATCGGCAGCCGGGGTTCAGCGGTGCCCGTCACGCGGTCGCCGCTGCCTCCTGAGGGGCGTAGGCGGGCATGGAGCGCGGGCCAGGACGCAGCCACAGCCAGCAGGTCATCGCGCGCTCGCAAAGCGGTCAAGTTATCCACAGTTGCCTCCCGCGATCGCGCGCGCCTTGCGCACGTCGGTTGCCGTGTAGCTGTAGTGCGAGTTCGTCTTGCGGAGGAACGTCACGGCGTAGGCGTCGGTCACGTTCTCGGCCCGGTCACGGACGATCGGCGGCTTCCATGTGCCGCACCAGTGCTCGATGCGGGCGTGCGCTATCTCGTGGCGTACGACGTTGAGGATCGCCTGCCGCATGTACGCGTTGCCGCGGACCGTGTCGGCGTAACCGAGCGGGCTGCCGCCGGCGGAGATCTCGATCAGGCCCCGTCCTGGGTGGGTGGGCGCCGGGTAGTAGGCGCCGTGGAAGCCGTAGGACCCGTCGCGGCGGATCCAGCCCTTGCGGTCGTGGTTGCCGACGTACTTGGTGAAGTTGACCTTCACGCCCCACCGCTTGCCGAGTGCCCATGCCGCCTCAGCGTGCGCGCGGCCTGCGGAACCGGGGGCGCCGCCGAAGTTCGGCTTGTTGTTGCTCGTCGGGATCCACGCGCCGTTCACGTGGGACTTGAACCAGAAGGCGTACTGGCCGCTCAGATCGCCTTGGGTCATCTGCCTGCAGTGCCGCGACCCGACGGGCAGGCCGTTGAACGGGGCGGTGACCCAGCCGTACGTCTTCCCGTCACCGCAGCCGATCGAGTCGGCGGCGGTCGCCGGGGTGGTCCCTGCGAGCAGGATCAGAACCGCGGTGGTCAGGGCCAGCAGGGCTCTCGTTGTCGTGCTCATGCGTCCTCCTCGGTCAGTGGGTGGTCGTTCCCGTACTCGTCCCGGACCCCGATGTCGCACTTCGGGTGACGCGCGATGAACGACAGCGTGTTGACGTAGTAGCGATCGGCGACGGCGTAGGGGTCGAGGTCGGCCGCCTCCATCTGGGCGACGAGCTGGACGAGCCGATCGCGGTCCGCGAGGCGCTTCCGGATGTCGGGCAGGTCATACGTGTGCTGGCCAACCTCGGCGTCCGAGGTCAACACCGGATCGTGGGATCGGCACTCCAGGTAGAGCCAGGTGCTCACCACTCCTCCTGCCGCGAGTTCCGCACCAGCACGCTCGCCTCAGCCAGCGCCGCCCATGCCATCGCGGTCTGCGCGGCAGCCGTGTAGCTCAGGCTCTTCCCGGCCTTGCCCATGGCCTGGATGCCCGCCTGGATCATCTCCTCGGGGCTCATCGCCCCTCCAGTGCGGTCTCGATGGCGGCCACGGTCGGGCAGGACGGTGTCTGGTCGTCGAGCGTCCAGTGGTCGGCACTGCACCGGTAGTAGCCGCTGCTGTGCAGCACGTCCGGGCCGGTCCACTCGGGCTGGTGGATAGCCAGCACCGCCTCCAGCGCCCCCACGAGCGCGGGCACGTCGGTGCGGGCGTGGGCGATGAACTGCGCGTCGAAGGTGCGCGGC